ACCGATGGCGAGCATGGCTGGGCCTGCATCGTGGATGGAGTGGACAGTATCGCGATCGAAGCCGAAGAGCGTGGCTTTGTGATCCGCATCACGCGCTCCACCAGTGCGGTGCAGACGTTCCGTTGCGCGTTGCCGGTGATGATCTACCGCGGGGTCTATGAGTACGGGCGGCGCTATGAGGCGGGCGACGTGGTGACCTTCGGCGGCTCGCAATGGCATTGCAACGCGCCCACAGGTGCGAAGCCCGACGAGCACACCGACGACCCGGTGAAGCCGTGGACGCTTGCCGTCAAACGCGGGCGCGATGGCAAGGACGCACCGGCCCGCCTCACGCAGGGAGAGCACGCATGAGCACACCCGCTTACGAGATCGTCTCGATCGAAGAGGCGAAGAACTGGCTTCGCGTCGATGGCTCGGCAATGGACGCCGATATCGAACTCGCGCTCGCGGGCGCGACCGCATCGGTCTATGCGTACCTCAAGCGGCCCGGGCCCTACTCGGAATCGGACCCGGCACCCGCGAACGTTGTGCAGGCAATCGTCCTGCTCGCGGGCATGTTCATCCGAGACCCCGATATCGCGGATCACGCGGCATGGACGGCGGGCTATCCGCCCGCACCCATCGTCTCGATCCTGTATCCGCTTCGCGACCCGGCACTCTCATGATCAGGCAAAGCGGCATCTAGGCTGGCCCGCTGAACCAGCGCATCACGATCCAGCGGCCAGTCGTTGCGATCGATCCGGCCTCGGGTGAGCCGGTCGTCGGCGCGTGGGAAGACCTGCCCGTCGACCCGGAGGTGTGGGCCGCGATCGAGACGCTGCGCGGCATGGAGTATCTCGCGTCCGCCGAGTTCCGCGCAGGCGTGACCACGCGCATCCGCGTGCGCTGGCGCGACGATCTCACCTCGGCCATGCGCGTGCTGTTCCGGCTGGTAAGGAGCGACGGCACCGTGGTGCGCGAGACGGTGTACGACATCCAGTCGGTCCTTCCGCAGTACCAGTCCATGTCGGAGGTGCATCTGATGTGCGCCGATGGCGTGATCACCGAGGGAGGTCAACCATGAAGATCGATCTGGAGGTCAAGGGCCTCAAGGAGGTCGAGCAGTTCCTGAAAACGCTGCCCGACGAAGTGTCGCGAAAGATGCTTTATGGCGCGCTGATGGGTGGAGCGAAGCCGATCATGGATCAGGCGAAGCAGAACGTGATCCACAACTTCGGCAACTCGGCGCGCTTCACGCACACGCTCGAAGAGTCGCTCGTGCGCGGTCGCCGTCGCAAGACTGGCCTCGCTGCCCGCGTCGACGTGAAGATCAGGAAGGGAAAGATCAAGGACCGCATGGTCAAGGATGGCGTCATCAAGCCGCACGGCGACGATGCGTTCTATGGCCGGTTCCTCGAGTTCGGCACCTCGAAGATGCCCGCCTATCCGTTCCTTAAGCCCGCCGCCGATGCGAAGGCTGGCGAGTCGATCAAACGCTTCAACGGCACGCTCATGAAGCGCATGGCGAAGTGGTGCAAGGACAACGGTGTGGTCTATCGCTCGCCGGGAGGCATGGAATCGTGACCGGCGACGAACTGTTCGCGCTGCTCGATCAGGCGCTGCCCGGTCGGGTGTTCAAGGCCCTCGCGCCGCAGGGCACGCCCGAGCCGTATGTGATCTATGCGCTCACCTCGGGCCTGCCGCGCAACACGATGTGCGGCAGCGCCCATGCCGCGCAGATGAGCTACCGCGTGGACTCCTATGCGAAGACGCAGCGCGCCGCGCTCGACGTGATCGAGGCGATCGGCGCGCTCGTCGACGCATGCGAAGGCGATCCGATCATCGAGAACCGGCAGGACATGTACGAGCAGGACACGCGCATCCACCGCGTGAGTGTGGTTCTTTCAACTTGGCAGCTTGACGACGAGGTGCAGACATGAAGAAGGCAATCAGCGCGCAGAAAACGCGCATGTATCTGGAGAACCCCGATGCGCCCGCCGCTGCGACGGGCCTTCTCAAGGGTGGCTCGAAATCGAAACCGTGCGTGGTGGTCCTCGATGACGTATCGAAGCTGCGCAATGGTGCCGCGATCCTGATCATCGGCACCGGATGGGCAAGCCTCGATCTCAAGACGTGGGTCGTTCAGAACATCGACGCCGAGGCCAAGACCGCCGTGCTTGCGAACAGCGACACGAGCGGCGAGACCGAGAGCTTCGGTGCGAACGCCGCGTGGGTGCTGCACTCGTACATCGACGTGTGCGCCGTGTCGTACCAGATCAACCAGAACGCCGCCGCCGATATCGACACGACGACGCTGTGCGACGATGAAAAGACCTCGCTGGTGGGCTTCGGGGACCCCGGCACGCTGACGTTCGACTTCTTCATCGATCCGACCGACCCGGACTATCAGGCGCTGCGCGATGCGCAGAAGGACGGCAAGACGCGCATGTTCGAGATCGTCTATCGCAACAAGGCGGTGCGCACGCTGCCGGTGATCGTGCAGTCGGTCAACGAGTCGGGCGGTGTCGATCAGGCGGTGCAGGGTTCGGCCACGCTGAAGATCACCGGCCCCGATGTGCTTACCATGCCGCCCGGGCAGACGACCGATAACTATGTGCTGATCCCGGTGCTCTCACCGACGACCGGCGAGATGCCGCTCGACGTGACGCTCACGCTCAACGAGGCCGGTGGCGCTGCGACCAAGTACGCGATCGAATGGAAGGACGGCTCGCCGGTCGAGCAGACGACGACCAAGGTGATCACGCACTCCTACGCCAAGGCGGGCACCTTCATTCCGTCCGTGATCGCCACGGTCGGCGGCTCCCTCACGGCACCGTTCAAGGCGCAGAACGCGGTCACGGTCGCCGCACCGCCCTACGACCTGGCGGCATCGGTGGCCCCGACCAGTGGCGTCGCGCCGCTGCTGGTCACGCTCACGCTCGACGAGGAAAACGGCGCCGCCGACTACTTCGATGTCGATTGGGGCGATGGCGGCACGGTCGAGCGCGTGTCCGATCTCACGCAGGACCACACCTATTCAGCGGCAGGCGGTCCCTTCGCAGTCTCGGTTACGCCCACCGTCGCGGGTGTTGCGGGTGCGGCAGTCGCGGCGGGCAGCGTGACAGTCACGGCTGCGGGAGGCTGAGATGAACGATCGGCTACCCGCCCCGCAGCGCGAGAAGGTCTTTGTCGTGCAGCCGAAGGAGACGGTGGTGGAAACCGAATCCTTCGGCGCGGTTACGTTGCGCGCGATGAACGTGCGGCGCTTTCGCGAGCTATCGCAGAAGCTGAACGACGAGCGGCCCGAGGACTTCGGTTACGACATCCTGTGCGAAATGGCGCGCGGCCCGAGCGGCGAACGCTTCACGCCGTCCGCGATCGCGGGCCTGCCCGCCCATGTGCTGCCCGACCTGCGCATGCTTGTCGACGCGGCGGTGCTGCTCTGTGGCCACAAGCCCGCCGATGCAAAAAAAGACTGACCGACCCGGTAACGCGCCTCGTCTTTGCGGTGGCCTCGCACCTGCACATGACGGCCGGGGAAGTTGAAGCGCGCATGGATTCGGACGAGCTTTTCATGTGGGCAAACGTTCTCTTCGGATGGGGCAACGTCCCCGGCGACGACGCCGAGGTGCTCTCCGTCGAGGATGAAATAGCAGCGTGGAGGTAAGGCAATGGCATCTGCCGGTTCGCTGATCTTTGAACTCGCAGCAGACGTGGCGCACCTTCGACAGGACATGGCGAAGGCGAACGACACGATCACTTCGTCGCTCAAGGGCATCTCCAATTCGGTCGCGGGCATTGCCGCGCTGCAGGGCGCGCAGTTCGCCATGTCGTTTGCGCGTGGCTTCGCAGGCAAGGTCAAGCAGGCCATCGACGAGATGGACGCGCTCGGCAAGCTGGCGCAGCGCATCGGCACCACCACATCGGAACTCTCCGCGCTGCAGTACGCAGGCGAGTTCGCTGGCGTGGGCCTCGACGATCTCACGACCGCGTTCAAGGGGCTTAACAAGTCGCTGCTCGAATCGCGTGATCCGTTGAGTGACAGCGCCGCCGCGTTCAAGGCGCTCGGCTTGAACGCCGACGAGTTGCGCAAGATGGACCCGGGCAAGGCGTTTGAAGAGATCGCCGCTGTCTTTCCTAAATTCGCGGACGGTGCCGAGAAGGCCGCGGTGGCCACGCAACTGTTCGGCAAGCAGGGCCAGGCTCTGATCCCGCTCCTCAACGGCGGGAAGGAAGGCATCGAGGCGATGCGCAAAGAGGCCGAGGACATGGGCCTCATCGTGTCGACAAAGACCGCGCAGGCGATGGGCGATCTGAACGACGATCTCACGCGCATCAGCAACCTCGGCAAGGGCGCTGCCGCTGTGATGGCAACCGAGATGCAGCCCGCCATTTCCGAGGTCGTGAACATTCTCAAGGAGGCCGCGACAGAGGGCACCGTGTGGAACGGCGTGCTGCAAGGCATCGTCGGCACCGCGAAGATCGCCATGCAGGTGATCGTCGGTCTGACGGGCACGCTCTCCGCATTCGCGAAGCTGGCCTCGGCAGTCGGACAGGCGCTCAATCAGGAGGCGTCCTTCGAAGGCATGAAGAACGCCGCGAAGATCGTCTCGGACGCATGGAACACCGCGCGTGACGATCTCACGAAGGTGCATGACGCGCAGGTTCGAATCGGCAAGTCGGCCTCAGAGACGGAAAAGGCGGCGAAGGCCGAGGCGGACGCATACAGGTCGATCGACTCGCGGCCCGTTGTGCAATTCACCGCTAACCTCGACAAGAACGCCAAGGCGGCAAAGAGCGCAAAGAAGGAGGTCGACGAATACGCGAACATGCTCAAGTCGCTGCAGGAGGAGTTTCGCCGCGCGCAGGCAAACGGTGACGAGATGCAGCTGCTGCTCACCGATCCGAAGTTTGCCGCCTTCACCGACCAGCAGAAGCAGAACCTGATCGATCTCAAGCAGGCCACGCTCGACAAGACCGCCGCCAACGAGGCCGCGAAGAAGTCCGAGGAAGACTTGCAGAAGGTGCGCGACGACGCCGACAAGGCCGAAGTCGCGCGCGTCGAAGGTCTGCGCGCGCTGGCCGACACCACGCTCGACGCGCTCGATCCGACGCGCGAGTACACGCGCACGATGGAAGAGCTTGCCGCCGCGCAGAAGGCGGGTTTCCTGACGACCGAGCAGCTAACCGCCGCGCAGGAGTTGCAGGCGAAGAAGCTGCAGGACACGCTCGACAAGACCGATCCGATGAAGGATCAGATCAAGGAGTTGCAGCAGGCAATCGAAGGCTTCGGCAAGAAGTCGAGCGACGCGCTGGTGGACTTCATGTTCTCGACCAAGGACGCGAGCGTCAGCTTCTCCGAGATGGTGACGGCGATGCTCAAGGACATCGCACGGCTGCTCGTCTACAAAAATGTGTTCGAGCCGCTCGTCGGCAGCATCAACAAGAGCGGATGGACCAGCGTGCTGTCGGGCATCCTCGGCGGCAACCGAATGGCAGGTGGTCCGGTCTCGGCGGGCACGATGTATCGCGTCAACGAGACGCCGCTGCGCGGCGAGTACTTCATGCCGAACACGCCCGGGCGCATCACGACCGGCGACGCCAGCGCGGGCGGCACCTCGATCGTCATCAACGTCAACTCCGACTCCGGTGCCGTGACCACCGATGGCGACGGCGCGAAGGCGATCGAACTCGCCAAGCGCATCGCCATGATCGTGAAGCAGGTCATCGCCAACGAGAAACGGACGGGAGGTCTGCTCGCATGATCACTTCCACCTTCGATGAGTGGCTCGCGCGCTGGAAGAACCCGTCGCTCAAGGCGAGCGGCCTGATCTTCGACTGGTGTGTCACGACCGCCTCTGCCGAGGTGGAGCCGCGCGTGCGCATCGCGCAGTACGGCGACGGCTACGCGCAGCGCCGTCCCGCTGGCATCAACACGCAGGACCAGATCTGGAGCGTGGCGCTGAACAACCTCACCGAGGTCACGACGCAGGCCGTGCTCGACTTCCTCTCCGCGCGCAATGGCGTCGACGTGTTCAACTGGACGCCGCCGCGCACCGATATCCCGCTCGACGTGATCTGCCCGTCATGGTCATGGACCTATGGCCAGATGCTCGTCAGCGGCGCGCGCACGATGAACGTGACCGCCAAATTTCAGCAGGTGCATCAATGAGCACGATCCAAGGCGCGGCGCAGTCGCTCAATCCCGGTGCCGTGATCGAGATGTACGTGCTCGACCTCTCGCGCTTCGGCGCGCAGACGGTCTACTTCCACCCGGGCACCAACGGCCTCGGCAA